CGTATCTTGAGTTACTTGCTCTACCTTGTTTAAGTATATGTAGTCTTCTATAGTAGTAGGTACAACAGAAGCATCCCCTTCTTCAAGTCTTTGTTTCTGTAAAACTTTTAATGCATCTTCTTGACGCAATACAGTAACTTCCCCTTTCTTGCCTGTAGGAACAGAATACAAAATGTTTTCTTGGTAATTTAATTTTGTCTGCTTGTATATAGGCTGATTAACTATATGGTCCATCATTTCCTGAACTTCAGGGCGGTGTCCGTATAGTTTTCTAAATATGTGAAAATTCTCATGGAAAAATGCTTCGTCTGCATTGTCAGCATCAAAGTTTATAAACGCACCTAACCCAGCTGCATAACCTGCAAAGTTTGTCCCACGTTTAGCCAAACTTACTATACCATTAACTGATATAAGGCCGTCTGCGGCTTTCTCTGACAACAATGATACAACAGCATTCTCAGAACCAGCAGTAAGCGGAAACGCATTCTTTACACGTCTCTTAATTACAGCTCTTTCTGTAGCGTCTATTACTTTTCCTAAATTTTCCTTAGTAAAGGTTTTGTTCTTGTATTCTTTAACTAAATTTTTAGCAACTACAGCAGAAGCTTTTAGGTTGTCATACAAACCTTTAGCTTTTTCTTTTATAGTCTTTTTTTCTTCTACCCTACCATCTCTTGTTTTCACAGGAGCAACTTCCTTTTCTTCTTTTTGCTTTACAAGTATAGCTTCAACTCTGTCTTTAGCACCCATTCTCATGGCTTCCTCTTCTTTACTAAGTGGTTGTCCTTGAGTTAATTTGTATGCTATATTTTTCACAGTTGCATCAGAAACCTCGCCAGTATCTACAAATTTTTGATACTCTGTTTTGATTTCTTGTTCAATTTCTTCTTTAGCAGCATTTACCGTTTCATCAGCTCTAGTAGTTTCTTTGCTAACTTTACCGTCAGTAGCTACAACTATAGTATCTACAGAGCCGTCTTTGTTTTGTCTAACAAATTCTACAGAGCCGTCTTTCTGAATTTTAGGTGCACCATATTGCTTAAATTCTTTACCAGCAAACTCAGAGGCTTTATTTGTTGCTTCTGCAGAAACGATTGTAGCTTTAGCAGAAGAATAAAAAGCTTTATTTTTATCTATTAAGTCTTTATCTTTTTGCGTAAGCTCTTCACCTCTAGATTCTTTTTCAGCTATAGATGTAAGTTGTTTGCCTTCGTTTTTAGCAAATTCTTCTGCTTTTACTCTAGAGTTAGCTGCCTCATATACAAATTTTATGTTCTCACCAGTTGCATCTAGTATATCAACCTCTTCTTTAAGAGCCAACTCAGCAGCTTTTTCTAAACCTGCAATTTCTTTGTCTGCAAACTCTTGAGACATCTTACCGTCCTCCACTAACATTTGAATCTCTTCCGCTCTTGCAGCAAACTCTTCTCTTTTCTGAGATAAGCTATTAGCTACAGTACTATTAAGCCATGCGGTAGAAACTAAACTTGTTTTCTCTTTGTTGTTTAAGTTTTGCGTAGGGTATGCTTGTACCGCCTCTTGTACTTGCATGAGTACATCAGAGTAGGCGTTAAATTGTTCTTCAGTAATAGTACCAGCTTCTTGTTGAGCTGTAAAGTACTCCATAATAACCTCAGACTCACCCTGGGTAACAGCGTTCATAATAAGAGTACGTGCTGCAGTATCTTTAGCTAACAACGTAGCTTGTTCTGCATTTAACTCTTTTAGATTTCCATCCTTATCTTTAAACCTATAAGTACCTTCATCTAAGTCTTTGTTAAATATATCTAACACTTCATGCGACTCAGCTCTACTTTGAATAGCTCCAGCAATAGTAGCTTTGTTTTCTGTAGATGTACGTATAGTATTGCTAACGCCAGACATTAAAAGACTTGTAGCGAAAGATAATACACGAGTGGGTCTTTGTTCGTCTGCGGTAAAGAACTCTAAGTAAGAAGGAAAGTCTTCTCCTTTAGCTTCAGCAATACGTCTTTGCACAGACCAGTCCTGGTAAACTTCTTGAAACTGCTCTACAACACCATCAGTAACCCCTTGTGCAGCACCCATTCCAAGAGCCTTAAAACTATTCTTTATTAATGGCTTAATAGTAGGAGCTTTAAGACTTTTTATAACTTTAGTTTGAGCAGCTTTACCTAACGTGGCAGCAGCAGCTTGACCTGCTTTAGTACCAGCAGCAGTAGTAGTTGCAGTCTTTAGAGACTTGCCTAATGCACCACCTACTTTTAGTTGCCCTGCAAATAAACCATACTGAATAACATCAGCACCCATAGACGCTAAGTTATCAACAAACACTTGTCTACCGACGTGCTTTGCGTCCTGTACGCTTATTCCTTGAGTAACAGCTTCGTTCATAGCTTGACCCGCTAGAGCAGCACCTTCAATCATGTTAGAAGTAGAACCTGCAGCTGTAACACCTAAACCTGATTTAATAAGCTTAGTAGCGTTTAGTGTGTTCGCATACTTAGAAGACACACCTACGGAACGTCCACCTGCTGCAATAGCTTGAGCTGCTTTTTTAAACTTAGCTCCTTTAGTAAGTAAAGAAACTCCTTTAGCAGCAGCAGTTGCTGGTACTAGTAATGATAAAGCAAAAGGCAGCATTCTCGCTACCCCTGTTTCCCAAAAATTAATATCTGTTAAATCATCCCATGATACATTTTCTAAGTCCTGTAAACCTGGTACTGTGTCACCATAAGATTGTAAGTAGTCTGCAAACCCATGAAAAGTATCAGATATAGGTTTCGCTGTATCTACACCATAAACTTGTTTTGCAATTATGCTTGAAGGAGTACCACCTACAAAATCTGCAAGGTCACCCATACTATCAAACATATCACCTACACCCACCATCAAAGACCTACCTATTTTTTCTAGGTGACCCATATCGTAATCAATACCTGGATTACCTGCCTCTGGTAAGTCTGGAAGCTGAGGTTGCTGTCTTGCAGCTTCTGTATAGCTCCATAAGTCTGATTCTACAGAAGTATCTAAACCTTGTTTAGGTTGACCAACAAGAGTTACAGGCTCTTGGGGAGCTTGTATGTTATCTTGTATTTGTGGTTCTTTAAAGTTACTATCTAATGATTGGTCGTACTTAGAAACGTCTTGACTTGGCGTTCCTGGGTTTGGATTCCACAGATTTTCTTCCATAACTTAGTTGTGTGCTTTTTGTATTTTGCTCCTTAGTTCGTCTACTTTTATTAAATGGTCTATTGCTACTTTCTGGTCCACACCTTGTGCTACTAGACCTTCCAAATATAAGTCAAAAAATTGTTTTGAGTTTCCGCTCACTAAAGCAGCATTTAACTCAGGTGAATCATCAGCATTAAATAATCTTACTAATTGACTTATACCAGAATTAACATCATCACTTCCTGATGCTAAAGCTAAAAGTAAACTTCTAGATACTATGTTTCTTGCAGGGTCTACACCTAACTGTTGCATAGTAGTTGTAATAGGAGCGTCATAAATCTCTACGTTTGCCGTTACGTCTTCTTGATTAGACGTAAGAGATAACGGTGCTAAGTTTTTTTGCGCCTGCACGTTTGATTGTTGACCTATACCAGACTCTGAATTAAACCTATTCAATGCTCCGTCTATACCTTTTTGTTTAGACAACATAGCCATCTTAGTAGGGTTAGATGTGTCTATTTCTACGTAATAACGTTCTTTGCTTGTAATATAATCGTCGTCTTGATACTCTTGCATAATAACATGTTCTGCGTCTTGTGGCGCTCCATCTACATCGTCTGCAGTAACAAGTTTAAATCCATCGGCTGTTTTTATTTTATACCCTAAATAAACACCCATTGGTTGTATAGAGCCAATTTGAGTTCCCACTGGAAGTAATGTACCATTTTCATCGTACATAGTACCATCTGCTTTAACATCAGATATGTATGTATCTCCCTCTAAGTCCGTTATAGTGTTTTCTCCAAATTTAATTTGAGCAAATGTTAGTTCGCTACCTTGGAAACCTCTACTACCTACTACATCAGTATTTTCTGGTGACTCTGTATAAACAAACGTACCTGAATCAAAATCTTTTACAGCAAACTCATATTCTTGTGAACCGCTTTTAAGCAGGTCTGTACTAATTGTTTTTCTATTTATCTTAGAAAGTTGTTTGCTAACACGAGCTCCATAAGATTTGTTTACCTCACCAATAGAACCTATAGTAGGTTGTAAAGCTTTAGCTCTTCCACCTCCAACATATCCTGCAGCATAATTTTCTAACTGACTATCTGATATTGATTCATACATAGAAGAAGGTAAGTCATACTCAATTAAATAGTTAGACTTAAATATTCTATAATTATCATCTGTGTTTAAAAAGGCTTGAGCTTTATTGCCTGCACCTGCATAATCTCCTTCTTTTGGTTGAGACCACTGTGCAAGCTGCTTATGATTAAAAGAGTCTATATCGCCTTCCATAAAAGCATTAAAATCTCTTCTAGATTGATTAGATATAAGATGTGCGTTTTTTCCTTCACCCCCCTCTAAAGCCTCGTAGTAGCTTTGTACTTGTTGGGTATTACTTTTTATTCTTTGGATTTCTTCTGAATTGTTTAAGTTGTTGTAAAAGTTTTGCATAACTCTACGACCTCCAGAATTCATAAACTTTACTGGGTCATTACCAGCTTTCTCTAATTCAGCTAAAAACACCTCACGTTCTTGGTCGTATAAACCTTGAACAGTTTCTCTGTCTTCGTTACGTATAGCAACCTGACTAGCTTTAGATTGAATAACTTTCATCCAATCATCTAGTTGTTGCTCTTTTTGTTCTGCCATTTGCTGTTGCTGCATGTTCATTTGCTGCAACTGCATTGCTTGACCTAACTCAGCACGCTCTCTATCTCTTCGTGCGCTTGAGCCTTGCCAACCAGACAAAGCGTTATTAACTTTAGAGTAATCCATTATTTAAAAGTTTTGTTTTTTTGTTTCTGTAACTGCTTTTCTTGTTCAGTCGATTTAATATTCGGGTTTGTAGAAGCCAACCCTACAGAAGCACTTTTTGAAGCGTCGTAAGGAACTCTATCAGACCCTGCCAAACCTTCAAGGTTAGTTCTCTGCGCTTGCTCTATCAAATCTCTGTTAGGGTTTAAATACCAAGAAACATCACTTATAGCATCAGAAACAAGATTTGTTCCTATACCTCCAAGAACATCTCTGTTTTTTTGCATTGTAGCTTGCTTCATTTGTTCTACAGACATATCTCTTTGTAGTTGCATTTGACCAACTGAAGATGCAAGTGCATTGTATTGCTGTACATTTTGTTGTCTAACTGCAGCGTCTTGAGCTGCAAGTTGATTAAGCCCTTGTATTCGATTTGCATCGACCACACCTTGTCCAGCTAAGAACATTCCTCTTTGTCCACCAGAGGCTCTTAAAACATTCTTCATTGCTCCTGCATACGCATTATCTAGGTTTGACATAGCCGCTGATTTTTCAGCTGCTGTAAGACCTGATTTAGATAGTTGCCTTTGTTTCTCTACAGCCTCTGTAATAAGGGGAGATAATTCAGGGGTTTCTATTTCAGGGTCTCTTAAAGCTTTAGATAAAGATAGTATTCCTGCAGCAGCTTTCAAACCAGAAAGCACTTTTTCTGCTTTACGCATTTTTTCTTGATTGTCAGGCCCAACTGGAGGTTTTTGAGAACCGTCTTCATTTAAACCTAAAGACTTCATAGATTCTTCTTCTTCTATTTCTTCATCTTCAAGCTCTAAAGCCTCACCTGCTGCTATACCTTCTGCTAACGAATCTTTAATTTTAGCATCTTCCGTAGAAGGTGGGGTTTCTACACCAGTAAATACATCCTGTATTAGCTGTTGAGACTTATCTTTTTCTTCACCAAAATACTTACCACTTATATCAACACCTACTCTTTTAGACAATTCCTCTTCGTCTATATCTAAGATATTTTGCCCTTTATTAATTTTAAAGTCTAATCCATACCTTTCTTTATCAGCTAGTACATTAGAAATGTATTCATCAGATTGAAGTTCTTCTTGCACGCTAGAAGGGATAGTATCATCCAACTGAGCACCTTCTCCAAACATAGAGTACCAATTCCCACTACCACTTCGGTCTTCCATGAGAATTTCGAAATTGGTATCAATAAGCCTATTATCTTTATTTCCAATTTTTATTCCAAACTCTTCGCCTTGAGGTATAGATGATGCATATTTAAATATAGCTTTCATCTTAGCCCAGTCTTCAGGTTTAGACTCATCTAGACCAAGCTCTTTATATTTATTTCTTACGTACTCATTAAGTTTTTCATCAAACTCTTTGTTTTTTGCAGGTATTTCATCTCTACTACCTACCCAACCTTTTTTCATTGTTGAGGCAAACTCAGTAGAAAAGTCAATTATTTCTTTCTCAATTTGAGATTGAAAAGCAGGAGACAGTTCAGCACGTAACGTTTTAAATTGTTGAGCTTTTTTTATTTTATTTACAGCATCTACAGCTTTTTGTTGTTTGTTCTTTTCAGGTGCAATAGTCTGAGAAGAAGATTTAGTACGAGGTGAAGCAGTTTGTACTCCGCTAAACACATCTGCTGCTTCTGTATTGCGACCTGTAATACCTTCATAAGCTTTGTCACCTGGTTGCAATACAACACTGTTTTCTTTCTGTAAGTCTTTTGAATCTCTAATAATATTTGTAGCTTCTTCAAAGTCACCTTTGTTAATAGCATTATAAACCCCAGATTTTCCCAACCCTGCTACACCATTTCTGTATGCTAAGTCTACTATAGCTGCTCTTTGATTATCAGCTAAACCATCATAGTCATCTAGTTTGTTTCTAAGTTGACGTTCAAAGTAAGGTACAATCTTATTGACTAAAAGGTCGTTAGCCTCTTCTTCAGTCATTTCTTTGTTTTTGTAATCGCTAAATTTAGGTCTGCCATCTTTACCATCTAGAACCATAGCAGTAAAGCCGTATCCTATAGTAGGGACTCCTCCAGTATCATTGTAGATAGTACCGCTAAATCCTTCGTTCTTTTTTAGTAAGTCTATTACTGAAGTTGCCATACTATTTATGTTTCCAAGTTTTCATTTCATTGTTCACGAACACGCCAGCTTCTTTAAATTGTCCTCCAGCTACCATTCGTTTAATCTTTTCCATAGCAGGCTTATCAAATACACCCTCGCCACCTGTAAGCTCCATTCCTGTGTGCTGACCATTCTTATCTACTACAGCTAATGGATTTGTCTTATGGCTGTATGCACCTTTAGTCATACCACCTGTATTATAATTACCTAAAGACATATCATCTACTCTACCAGCTTCCACACCAGACTTCTGCATGCGTACATCATAAGCATCGTACTGTCCACTCGCTATATTGATTTGAGGTCTAGGTGTTCGAGTGGAGCTGCTATACATAGATATGTCAGGCATCTTAGCTGGGTCTATATATCTTTGTGCTAACCTTATTGCAGTTTCTGGCTTTACTTCTAGTCTAGCCATAGACTCTTCAAAGTAACCTTTAGGGGCTCTTTGTGTTCCTGACTTAAAATATATATCTTCTGTTTCACTAGGACCTGTAAATCCAGCACCATAACCAATAGAAGGTCTGTAATCTATATGTCCTAAATTACTCATTTGTATTTCCCCACCTTCTTGGTAACCTATAGAGCGTTCGCTTTGTAATTTTAAATCTTCTGATAATTGGTCTTTCTCTCTTTTAGCAGACTCTTCTCTACGTTTCTCTCTTTTCTTTTTACCTTTAGTAAGAAGTCCAACACCTAAACCAACTGCTCCACCTACAGCAGCTCCAATTGGTCCTGCAGCTGCCCCCATAGAAGCAAATTGTAAAGCAGAACCAGCAACATCAGCATTTCCATACTCAGGGTCAGTGTCAAGTGCTGAAATGGCAGCACTAGCTAATCCTAAACCAGCTCCTAAGTTAACACTATTGGTTTCTTTTTGTTTGTCAGTTAGTGGCTCTTTGTTTTTTCTATCTTCTTTACTGCCAAATAATGAACTCTCATTAAGTCCTGACATACCTATAGCTTTTCCTACAGCACCTCCACCGTAGTACAATGCATTAGCTAATTTCTTTTCTTCTTCTTTTCCTAAGTAATTTATCATTTTACTATTCTATTGTGGACAAGTGCGCCAAATAACTCAACTGGGTAGCTAGCAATAGGGGCAGTTGCATTAATAATTAGATACTGGCCTTGAGCTTTATTAGTACCATCTGTAATAGGTATTATGTGTTTACCGTTAGCCATTCTGTCAGAAAACTCATTATTTGTTATTGAACTACCACTCATTGAATCAGTAAATGTAAAAGTAGTAAATTTCTTTGTATTGATATTTCCAGAGCAATACATAACAAGCTTATCGAATTTTTTAGTTGAATAAACGCTTTCGTTACATACAAAAGTTACATCTAAACATTTAGGTAAAGTAACATTGTAATATGAGTTAGCATTATTTAAACTATTTTCTAACCATAAAGAACCGCTAGATATATCATCTGAACCAGCTAGTTTAGTGTATCCAACTGTATAAAGCTCACCTTTATGATTAATAGATTTTGCTACAGATTGATACTTCTTACTTACCATCACGTCTGATAACTCACTATAGGTAATACTAAGGTTGTTAGCAAAAGTAGGATGGGTAACACTTAAAGTAACTTCTGAGTGACGATAATCATGCGCTAAAGCTACACCACCTTTAGATAAATCTAGAGGCTCGTCTTTTATTTGCAAATCTTTCAAAGCGTCAAATAAATTTGCGTTTTGTGTAACTACACCTAAATCTTGTACAGCTATACCTTGACCATAAACTAGTTTGCAAAACGAAGACTGATAAGAGTCAAACCAATATGCTGAAACACCTGTAGTAATTACATTATTATAATGCTGACTACCATACTGTGTGTCTACGTAATCACTTCGTTCTATAACTCTTCCTGTACCCGTTGCAATAGTTACGGCTGCTGCGTCTGCATTATCAACAACAACTCTTGGATTAACAGATAGTTTTGCAACAGCACCGCTTTGCAGTGTAAACAAATCACCTCTTAAGTTAAATATATTGTAAATAGGTCCAAACTTTGTGTTAAGTTCATGTACTTCTGCTGCAGGAAAATCAGTGTAAGCATCTAATGTATCACCACTTATTTTTAAACTAGAAGCAGCAATCATATTTGACATTGTGTTTATTTGGTCAAAATCTTCTGGCTTTTGTAAAAATGTTTTAGATGTATTTCTTGAACTATAAGTAGAATTGTATGATAAATCATCTTGTACATTATGAGCTAATGTATCTGTTACACCAAAGAAGTTGCCATCTCTCATATCTAAGTTAACAGTACTTTCTACTGGAAAAACAAACCCTACGTTAGGTGCATGCCCATCTGTTCTATCACTAACGTATACTAGTTTACGTAACGAATACATATTAATGTAAGTGTCACCTCCAAATACATCTACTCTATCGGAACTTGTAGGGCTAAAGTTTTCGTGCCCCGTAAGCATATACCTGTTGTTTAAAAAGTTAGAAAGCTCGTTACCTCCATAAGCGGATGTACTAACATCTCTTGTTACAGTACAATACATTTTTGATGAGTAAATCCTTGCGCCATCTTTATTGTCTTGGTCAGCGTTATAATTAATTCTTTGTAAAATGTTTTTACTAGAATCACCACAACCAAACTGATTACTCTCTATAAGCTTGTTATCATCTAACGATATAAAAGTAGTAGCACATCCTTCAAGTACAGCTCTACCATCAAACTTACTATCGCCCCAACCACTACTACCCGCATCATAAAAATCTGCAGTAAATGATACAGGAGAAGAAACAACATAGATACCTGAACCAGTACCGCCAGAATCTTGTCTTGCCTGTGAAAGAGAATAATTATGAAAGTCTTTGTCTTTTGCACCAGTAAAAGCTATATCATAACCATTTTTTGCACTACTAACAGTTCCACCAGGTTCTACAGCTTGAGCATGTTTTATTGGTTTATATATATCATCACCTACATGTCTTCCTTTAGGCCCTTCACTTCCTAGGTTGTAATAAAAGAAAGAATCATCATTAAGTGTAAACACTGTATATATAGAATTACCTGCACTATTATTCGTTGCACTTTCTCCACCCAAAAAGAATCTTCCTGCCGCTAAGTTACCTGACTCTTTTGCTCTTACACCAGTCCAAGAGTTTAGCTCTGAGTCTAAAGTAGTATCACTAGGTACGTTATCTTCTGTAAAAGTGTTTTGTACAGAGTCTAGTCTAGCAGATACTCCTATTTTATCTCCTACTTTATGAATATATGGTTTATTAGCTAAGTTTGACTCAGGGCTATCAAATGTAAAAGTAGTTTGACCTATTTTTAAACCATCATGCTGAAAGTCTGGAGAACCATAAGGAGTTGCGTACACTCCTAATTTATTTCTTAACCTTTTACTAGAGTCATTATTTTGCATGTTAATTACAGGCGTTATAACTCCATTTTGAATTATTCTTTTATCACTATCTGTTCTATCAACACGAACAATAGAGTATCCACCAATTTTAGCTAAAATATCTGCACTAAGCTTAACATCAAACTGTGGAAACAACACATACCCATCAATATTTTTTTCTGTAGGGTTTACAAAGTTTAATGTAACATTTGTTTGTGTAGCGGTAGCGTTATTACTCATAGTAAACTGAGTAGTACTATTTATCGTAGTTATTCTAGTACCTTCTGGTATTCCATCTCCATATACATGCAAGCCTACAACTATAGCTGTGTTAGCAACGTGTGCAACTGTAGCTGCTCCGTCGCTTGTGTCTGTAGTGCTATCAGTAAAAGAAGTAGTACCACAATACTTAAATGTAGTTTGACCATCTGCACCAATAGATATAGCTGAACCTGCAGCGTTTAATGTAGAAAAATTAGTAGAATTATCAGGCATTCTAATATCCCCAATAGGATTTACAAAACCTGGGTTTAGATTTCTGTCATAAAACAATATACCAAACCTGTACACTTCACCTCTTTGGTATCCTTTAAAGTCTTTTACAAAAAGAGGGTTTTTATAATTATCATAAAATCCATCTGCGCCTTCTCTTCTTAAGTTTTGAGAAAACAAAGGAGCTTTATTATAGCTTGTAAAGTTTTTCTTTAGTTGGTCGCCACTGTCGAAAATTCCAGAATTTTCTCTTTGGAAGTATGTACAATCAGATAAAGGAAACTTTTTAGTATTAAAAGTTACTCTTACTCCTGTACCTGTAGCAAAACCATCAGACTCTGCACCAGGTATAAAAGCATCAGAGTAATCGCTTCCTTTCAAATACCCATAATAACCAATGTTTTCAAATGAAGATATACCATCATCATAAATAACATCTTTTCCTAAATCAGTATTTATTAATCCATCTTGTTTTTCCCAAGCATTTGTATTTCTATTTCTCCTGTAAGACTTTACTCTAAAACTTTCTGTAATATCACTTAAGTCACTAGATAGGTTTACTGCAAATAGTCTATTATCTTTTATTGCTAAGTCTTTACACGTGCTCCAAACGGTTTCTGTTTTAAATATTTCAGCTATACTTATTTCAGTGGTTGTTTCATTACCGTTATGTACATAAGTAAACTTACCGTCTTCTACTAAACCTGAACCTATAATTCTAGGTTGTATAGACCCTATCTCATCTATGTATAAAATATCAATAATTTCAACTTGAGAAAAAGCACTTGATATTCCGTCTACTTCTATCTTTACACTAGAATTAGAAATATTATTAGCTCCTTCTGGAGGGCCACCTTTTATTTCGTGGTAATCTGCTATTCTACTAGTTTTAGCTACATGAATAGGTTCAGATATATTAGATATTTTTGAAAGCTTACCATCTTCTGACTTAAGCCTATAACAGTAAGAATGTGAACCACAACTTACCGAACCACCTGTAAGTATAGAAGTAATGTTAGGGGCTTTCTGATATTTACTGTTAAAAACATTAAGCTCATTAGCAGATGTTAAATTCTGATAATAAGATACGGACTCTTTTAAGTTTACAGTTCTTAAAGGGTTTGTTCCATCAGTCCAGTATAACCTGTGAAACTTTTCATTCTCTTCAGATTTTTCTGTTCTTACCAATGTTTTAGCAGTAAAACCTAAATCTAGCTCTCCAAATATAGTTTCTGCAGTAGTAATAGTTCCATTATCAGCTACAGATAATTTTATAATATTATCTTTTCCTGTAGCAGCATTATGACACAAAGCAATCATGTAATCGCTAAACGTTTCTAAACCAACTATTTGGTAACTAGTACTACTAGAGTTAGTAGCAAATGTCATGGTTTTGTTTGCTACAGTATATCCGTTACCATTATTTGTGGCTGCAGTTACACTACCAAAAGCTGCACTAGTAATTACGTCAGCAGTAGAGGTCCTTGTCATCGAAGGAACAAAACTTACTGTTTGGTCAGTTTTAGAAA